AGAGACGCGGACCTGAGAGGCGCGGACCTGACAGGCGCGGACCTGAGAGGCGCGGTCCTGAGAGACGCGGACCTGACAGGCGCGGTCCTGAGAGACGCGGACCTGACAGGCGCGGACCTGACAGGCGCGGACCTGGGAGACGCGGACCTGAGAGACGCGGGTCTGAGAAAAATGTGCATTGGTATTTTTGTATCGGGAATGAAAATTGAACTGTCAGTATTAATCAAATGGCTTTTGAGCCATGAAAATATAGATTATCAAGATGGCGAGTTTGTCGAAAGCGTTAAAAAACTACTGCCTGAAGGGGGGAAGTGATGACAGATAACAAATCAGAAAAAAGCGTGAGCCAATTTACGCCGCTACAGCCCGATCCGACCGTTGACGCGGCTGCTTTTGCCGCCGGAAGTCGCCGGAGCCGCCAATGAACTGGCCCACCACCGAGGCCGACTAAGGTTGAAACCGCTTTGGCTAAATACAAAGAAAAAATAAACGCCGACTTTCAAAGCTGCGACCCCGACGCTATGCGAATTGTCAAAATCTATCACCTATGGGAAGCCGACGGGCGCAAAGGCAAGATGGGGAGCTTACTTTTTTACAGGCGATAAGCCTTTGGCGAAAGAGGAGGAACGATGCCGACTAACAACGCCCTATGGTGGACTAAATCAATCAATCCTAATCCGGGTTGCTCAAAAGTGTCTGATGCTTGTCAAAATTGTTATGCGCTAAATTTTGCCTGGCGACACGCACACAACCCAAAAACAAAGGACCGATACGAAGGCTTGGTAGAAAAGAAAAAAGGCATAATAAATTGGACTGGTAAAACGAATTGGATACCTAGCGAACTTGCCAAAGTAGCTCATTGGAACAAGCCGCAACAAATCTTCGTCAACGATATGGGAGATACGTTTCATCCTGATAATGACCTTACTCAAATCGCCGCTATCTATGGTACTGCATTAGCTTGCCCCGATCATACATTTATGCTGCTTACTAAAAGGCCGTGGCGAGCAGTCGAGTTTTTTGAGTGGCTGGATAAGGCGGCGAAAAAGGGAATGCCGGACACGGTAAGATTTGCGGGATTATGTGCAACTATTGCCCAGCGAACCGTTGATGGTATATCCCTACAGTTGATGGCCCAAACGATTATCGGAGGGCTGGCAAACAGAAAAGAAGAGTGGGATGGGTGGCCACCTAAAAATCTCTGGCTTGGCGTCACTATTGAAAACCGGAAACATCTACTTGAGCGATGGAATTGTTTGGTAAAAGCCCCGGCCGCTGTTTATTTTATTAGTGGTGAGCCTTTGCTTGGTCCGCTAGATATCTCTATATGTGATCCCATTCCAAGCTGGGTAATCACCGGCGGCGAAACCGGACCAGGCGCACGCCCGATGCATCCCTACTGGGCGCGGCGGGTAAGGGACGATTGCGCGGCGGCGGGCGTGCCGTTTTTCTTCAAGCAGCATGGCGAATGGTATCCCACAAGGCCAGAGGATAAAAAGCCTTTTGGCGAGCTAAAGTGCAAAGAATGGAACGGCGGAAACTGTGCATGGCGTGTCGGCAAAAAACGCGCCGGTCGCCTACTGGATGGCGTAGAACATAACGAGTATCCGACATGAGCCCCCTTTGCAACGGCAACCCCGGACTATGGACGGACGGTAAGCGTAGCCGTTTCAAGCAATGCTGTGGCCAGCATCCAATTTGGCAATCGCGGGAGGTCTATGACGGGTATGTTGTTGATTTTCGCCTACGCTGCCAGGTGTGCGGGTTGGCGAGTGATACCGGCGCGGCCTGGAACATTGGCGCTAGCTGGCACAGGCGCGTAGCGCTGAGGCAAAAGAGCATGAAAGAAAGCGGAAAGGCGGGTGACCATGAGCGACCCTAAACGACTGACAGAGGAAGATCTGGAGATGATCAAAGAAGGCGCGGAGAGCTTCGGGGTTTCGGATGATGCGATGAAGCTACTTGACCACATTGCGGTGATTGCTTCCGACCTGCGCTCTACCCACTACCAGTTAGAAAAATTAGCCGAGTTGGCCTATGCGGCAATGATCAATTTAGGGACAGATGACGTTACCTCAAAGGGCATACAAAAGTTTCTTGACGATTATATTTACAAGGAAACTACCGGCAAAAACGCCTAACCGCGCTCGGAGATGAGAATGAGTAAGTGCATTGACTAAAAAGATATATCGCTGTATTTGCAAAAAGTGTAGGCATCATTTCAATTCAGCCCGCTCTGATCATTGCCCTAAATGCGGTGGCGATTATGTTAAATTCGATGTATCGTATATTACCAAAGGCGAAGTGTTGAAAGCTGGTTTTTGCGGTCCCGGCAGGGCGGAACAACACTTTCGATTCATGGACAGAGAAACCGGCGAATATAGAGGAAAGGCGCGACTCGCAATGGTCCTAAGCGATGTTATGGCACAGGTGGAACGAGGCAAGATAAGCGTTAGCGATGCCGAATGGTACATACATTATTTGCTAATACGAGCATTTCGAGAAGGCAGAGCGATGGAAAGAGATATGACAGTAGATAAATGAAAGGATGCATGCTATGGCTGAATTAAAACAATATGACATATACGCTGCCTCTTCATGGCGAAACAAATACCAGGAAAATGTTGTCAAAAAACTAAGGGAATCTGGCTTTAGTGTTTATGACTTCAAAAATCCAGAAGAAAAAACGGTGTTTCATTGGTCGGAAATAGATTCTAATTGGAAAGATTGGAATGTGTCAGAAATAAACAAAGCCTTGGATCATGACTTAGCACAGCGAGCATTTGAATCTGATTATGAAGCATTGGAAAGATCACGATATTTAGTATTAGTCTTACCTTGTGGACTATCGGCGCACCTGGAAGCGGGCGTTTTTGTCGGAAGCGGCAAGCCTGTTTTTGTTTTCGCCCCTGAAAATATAGAAGTAGAATTGATGTATATAATGTTCAACCACATTTCAGACAATCTAAACAAACTTATCGAACATATAAAAGACTATGACAAACGATGGAATTCAGAACCAAAGGATTTGCCAAAATCGCTATCTTTATATATCAAAGAGATGTTCAACAAACCATGATACACTGGCAACATGGCCGCTAAAGACGATATTTCCGCAAAAGATGAACAGTTTGTTTTGGGGGTTAGCAAAAAAATAATAGAAGAGAAAACACAAGGATTGAAGCGGATAGACAACGTAGTTTTACTTCCATACCAAGAGCCGCCAAAGGGTGAATGGGATTTATGGATATTTCGCGGTGGCCGTGGAATCGGGAAAACTTTTATCGGCAGCTATTATGTCATTCAGTTTTTACGCAGATACAGAAAAGATGCCCACGTAATTATCGTTGGGCCTACAATCGGCAACACTAAAAAGATTTGTTTGGAACATCCATTGAGCGGGCTATACACATTATATAAAAACGAGTTTGCATATTACAATAGATCGGATCTGATTCTAAGGCATCGAGACGGTGGCAGGGTTCAATGTTTTGGTGCAGAAAAACCACAGCGACTAAACGGCCCTGAGTGTAATCTAGCATGGGTTGATGAGTTGGCCTTGATATCTGAGGACGCATGGGATCAACTGCAATTTTGCGTAAGAATTCCAATCCCTCAAGACACGCCCACCGACTATCCGAAGCATCCACATATAATTGCAACTACTACTCCAAAAAGAAGAAAGTTTCTCAGAGACCTGGCCAAAGAATCGGGAACGATAGACAGAAAGCCAGCGCATACCAAAGACAACCCACATTTAGATGAAACAAGAAAAAAGTTTTTGGTAAAAAAATATGGCGGCACTCGTTTAGGCAGACAGGAATTAGCAGGCGAATATATTGACGACGCTGAAGGCGCTATGTGGCATTTCGATTGGATAGCCAATAATAGAGTGCCAAGAGTTGATAAAGATGGTGAATCTCTTTTACAGAGCTACATAAGTAAAATGCAAAGAATAGTAATTGCCATCGACCCCGCTGGAATGTCTGCCGCCAAAAACGATGAAACCGGAATGTCGGTTGCTGGCTTGGGTGAAGATGGAGACTATTATGTTTTCGAAATAAACGGGTATCACTTATCGCCATTAGGTTGGGGCAATAAGGCAATTGACTTTTTCGACCAATACCAATGCGACAAGATTATAGGGGAAAGAAACAACGGCGGCGAAATGGTAGAGTCAAATATAAGAACTTGCTGGAAAGGTAAAAACAGAAAAGACGCGCCGGTAAAAACCATCCATGCATCAAGGGGTAAAGCCGTTAGAGCCGAGCCGGTAGCAACGCTATACGAACAAGGGCGGGTTCACCATATAGGCATTTTTGAAGAGTCAGAAGAGCAAATGTGTGATTTTCCAATTGCCAACGAATTAGACGATAGAGTAGATTCAGTCGTATACGCGATAACCGAATTGATGGACATGCCGGAGGTGACTGATATAAAAATCGCCAAGGGAGCGCTGATTGATAGCAGGCCAAGCTACTATGATTTGGATGGATGATGAAACGAGAATGTAAAAAATGCGGACAATGTTGCAAGCGATTTCATTTGCCGGTTTCCTATGATGAAATGAAAGAGATAAGAAGACAGTATAAAAGAACCGGCAAGGTAATGTTTCCAAACGGCAATCGGCCAGCAAATAAAAGCACTGAAACTTGGCTCGCAAAGCACGTTAGAAAAAATCCTGTTTATGGGTGGCGATGTAGTCTAATAACTAAAGACAATAGCCATGCGCAGATTTTGGGATGGAAGGCAGCACAATGTCTCCCTACAAAGGATGCCCGTTCTGGAGAGGCAATCCTGAAAGTTGGGAAAAAGACCACGGAAACTTTTTGAAGGCACTGAAAAACAACCGTTGACAATATAAAACTAATAAACTATAATATATGGGAAAGGTGGAAAGATGAAAACTCCAAGAACTGAGATTGAGGCGGTAGGGGCGTTGATAAAAAAGATGAATCGGTATATCAAGTCGGGTGGAAAAACATGGACTTTTGGCGATGATGACACTTGCCCGTTATGTCTTTATGCGAAGGGATTCGTTGATGACGACTTTAGCGGATGGAAGAAATGTTATATCTGTCCAATGTATTCTAATGGCGATGCTATGGCTCCTGGCGATTGCTTTGACTATTCTCCGCCACGATGGAAAATTAAATTCCGGCAAGTAGACGAAGGTGGTAAATACGAGCGTTATCGCCGCCCATTCATCAAAGCCGCCCGCAAGGATTTTGCTAAGCGGTTGAAGGCAATGATGGAGAAAGATAATGACTAAGCTGAAAACGCCAGGGTATCTATTCGAAGTAACCGTCGATCAAATCATGGGATGGAAGCTGAGGGGGTGGACGCGAGAAGATGTAGAACAATATTTTGAATCCTTTAGCGCAATTAGTTCTGCATATTTTTCGGCTGAATCCTTTGTTGAAGGCGGCAAAGCTTCTGAGTCATTGGGCTTACTGAAGATTGTAAATGGAATACGAAGAAGAAATATAAGCAATGGTCGCGCTGCCTGGGTTTTGAATAACATGATCACTTACGCTTATCAGGAAGGATGTAAAACTAGCGATGCAATAGAAAAAATCATAGCCCCTTACAAAAAACACAGCATTCCAAAAGACAATAGCAATAAAACGAAAGACTTAGAATGGACAATTGACACACTACATACAAATACGGACGATATATGGCGAAAAAACATCTGCCTTGCTTTGAGGGAAATCACGAGAATGGTTAGGGAGTTGGAAGATGCTGAGGAAAAATATGATGTAGCAAGAATAAACGAGCGAGTAGGCATGAACGCAGACAGCCTTGACGTGATACGATTGAAAGTAGAACAGCACGCCGCCGATGCTGCTATCCACCTACCTAACGTCACAAAGGAAAAAGCCGAATCAGAGAAAGCGCCGTTCGAGGTAGGGGAGTATGCTTTATGGGTAGGCTTGAATAAAGAATCGTCGATTGAAACAGGCGTTGTAGTAAAGATAGACTCTATTGAAAAACGTCCAGACTTCACCTCGGGATGGAGAATAACATGCTCAGGGATGAAAGTACAATTTCCAATTGACTTATACGAATACGATCTATCATGGTTCAAAAAAATAGTTGACCCGAACGAGGGAGATAAACAATGAACTTTTTAGAAGAAGTACAAGAGGTACTTAGTATTGCCAAGGTTATAATTCTAGGCTTTGCCAGCAGTCTATTAGGCTATGGCATAAGCGGAAATGTTCAAGCTGCCTGTATGTGGTCCTCAATTGCCATGATAGTAGCTATCGCAATCTTTACTCTGATTGATGTTGGGGATTTATATTGGGGTTCTGGAAGGAAAGAGGAATCCGAAAATGAGTGATAAAACAAAAAAAGAAGTCAGCTATGCCACATATCTAACGGCGATTCAGACAGCTTTATTTTGTGGTTATATAATTTGGGCCGAAGATGACGAACTAGCAATCAATCTGAATTCGCCTGATGGAGAGTGGATCAATAAATGGACTAGCCTAGAAGATGTGGCGCGCTGGCTAATGAATGAGGCTGACATATTTGGTTACGAAAAAAGCAGCCGAGCCGATCCATCGAAGAAAAGAAAAGATTGAAAGGATAAACAATGAGCCAAGTAGGAAAAACGATTAGAGACAACATAGCTGCAAGCGCTACAAGAGAATTTGGCAACCATATGATCACAGAAATCAAATTTATCGGGCTTGGTACGGAATATTTTATAGCGAAAGTGCAATAGCCGGGAACGTGGATATTTGGGTTTTACGTGGGCTTTATGCCGGGAGTTATTGCCATTTGGGGCGACATTGGAAGCGCGTTGTTTACTCAGTGTTACGGCAGTCGAGCATCGGTAGCGTGGTTGAGAAATGCAGTAAATTCGGAAGAATATTTATTTGAAAAGCTATCGACAACACACAGGCGATATGAACAAAAGTTCAATAAGGACTTGGCATGGAAACATTTAGTTGAATTGTCATTGTCCGATGAAGAAAGCGAGCGAGATCTTGCCGAGAAAATATACGACCATTGGACAATCGGCGGATGGGATGACGAAGATGATACGCAGGGAACCCGATGGGATGATGCATATTATAAATTCAGCGACGATTGCGATTTCCATGACGCCCGCGATTGGTCAAGGAAAATGTTGCTCATTGCAGAGGCCCTGAGAAGGTTTGTAGAATTATATGATAAGGGAGGGTATAAACAATGACCGACCAAAAACCACTAACGCTAGACGATTTTGATCTAAGCCGGGAAGGCGATGTAGTAACGATTGCCTGCGAAAAGGCGAATCATAAACGAGATTACACGACAATAGATATAGCAATGGCGTTAGATAATTGGAAAACGTTTACACAAAACGAAGTCATGTTTGGCAAAAGAAAAGTTGACCGGCGCATCTGGATTCAAGTTCTGGAAAGGGCGGTGAAGTTATGAGTAACCTAGAAATAGAAGCTTACATTCCCTCTCGTTTGGTAGTCAAAATCATGTCACAGATATACTTAGAGGCGCTGCTTTTTGAAGCCGAACTTGGAGCAAAAAGTGTTCATATGGATATTTATTTAGAGTTGAAAAAGATAAACCCAAAAGCTGCCGAACTTATTGAAAAGCAGATAAATGAAAGTTTTGCCACTATACATCAAAGATCAGTTGAAAGCTTGAAAGTAAGGATGGCACGCAATGGCCAAACCTGAAAAACTATCCGATGACGACATGATGCGAGAACTGGGAAGAAAACAATGCGTTATAGCCTCACGGTTGGTGCTAGAGGTTATGGGTGTGCTGGCTACCTCGTCTGTTATGCTAAGGGCCTATGGCGAAAAAGGATTGGCCGATATGGCGTCTGATAGCAATATAAAATTAGCTACCGGATTTCCAGGGAAAGAGCATTCTCTATTGGAGTCTATCGACAATGTTATAAAAGAAGATCTGAAAAAGAAGATACTGGAGAAAAAGGATTGACAATCACAGCCATATATCCTAATATGTAAATCCCTTCCATCAATCCCATATTCGGGCTGCCACCCCCTCACGGCAGCCCACTTTTTATGTATATAACTAGAGAAAGCTAGCGGATTATTTGTAACTCACTGATATCACGAATAAATAAAAAGTGAATATTTAGCTTGACAATGTAAATAGGATCGACTATATTACTAACCATGATGACAAACAAGACAAACAAGTGAAAGGGGAAATGGTTATGATTTATCAATTTGAGGGCTACGAAGTGGCAATCGCCCTAAAAGCAAAAGACATTGACCCTACACAATTCGCAGAAATGGTAAAACAATCGCAAGAAAGCGGAGTGCCAGCCGGGTACAGATGTGGCCCAAGAGACAAAATGCGGATGAGCCAATCCTGGGGCGTGGCGATGTCCGGCTCGAACATTCATGCTCAGATTTTGTTGGCCGGAAGATGGCCCAAAGAAACAAAAGAGCCATCGTGCTTGGGCTATCTGGAGTGGCGCATGCCTGCCAGCCATGACAGCGACTGGGAAGATGGAATTATGTTATCGTGCGACGGCGAAAGCTCGTCATTGCGCCAAATTCTATTTGTCATTCCAGTCGCTGGGTAGGCCACCGGGGCCAGGAAAAGGCAAAAATGAAAGCAACAATCTCTATTGAAAAGATAGCAAGCAACCTAGCCGCTAAAACCTATCCTCCTCGCCTAGCATGGGTGCCACGCGGGTTGGCCCGAGTGCCTAGTGGCTGGGTGGCGGAAATAATAGGAATATATACATCCGGAAAGTTCAAGCGCAAGTTTCTGAAAGGGAATAAAGACTATAGGCACGCAAATTCAAAGAACAGCCGGGGAGTATATGAGTATTTTATTATTGAAAGTGATAGAATATATGATGTTTGTTCTCCTGTTTCCAGGAAGAAAGAAAAACGCTATTTTTGCACAGTAAACTCAGTTGGGGATGTTTTGAAAATCAGTGAAGATGAAGCAAGGAGGTTTTTGAGCGATGCCGAAAAGGCCTCTAGGAATTGATGTTTTCACCGCTGCCCAAGAGCGCATCGCGTATGTGTTTGACAGCTTCCCTCGTATTTATGTGAGCTATAGCGGCGGCAAGGATTCGACTGTAATGCTTCATATGGTGATGGACGAAGCGATAAAACGTGGCCGCAAGATAGGTTTATTTTTTGTCGATCTTGAGGCTCAATATAAATTGACGATTGAGCATGTAGAGAGTTGCTATGAATTATATAAAGATCACACCGAACCGCTTTGGATTTCACTCCCGCTTTCTTTGCGCAACTCTGTATCTCAATTTCAGGGACAATGGCGGTGCTGGGATGAATCACAGCCGGATGCGTGGGTAAGAAAGCCGCCAAAAATTGCAATCACGGATGTAAATCACTTTCCGTTTTTCAAGCCGGGAATGGAGTTTGAGGATTTCGTTCTCGATTTTGGGCACTGGTACAGCAATGAAAAATTGACAGCTTGCTTCGTTGGCATCCGCTCCGATGAATCATTGAACCGCTGGAGAACGATTGCCTCAAAAACAAAACAATGTATGGAGGGCAGAAAGTGGACTACATGGCTGCGAGGGTCGCTTTATAATATTTACCCTATCTATGATTGGCAGACAAGAGATATTTGGATATATAATGAGCGCACAAAAAAGCCGTATAACAAATTATATGATCGGATGCACCAAGCTGGTTTGAGCATTCATCAACAGCGCATTTGCCAGCCATACGGAGACGACCAGCGGAGGGGGCTGTGGTTATATCATGTGATTGAGCCTGAAACCTGGGGGCGCGTGCTAGCAAGGGTAAACGGCGCAAATCAGGGCGCTTTATATGCGCAAGAGTCCGGCAACATTTTGGGCAATATGAAAATCACAAAGCCACCTAATCATACTTGGCAGTCATTTGCTATGCTCATTCTTGAAACGATGCCATCGAAAACAAGCGAGCATTACAAAAATAAAATAGCCGTGTTTCTCAAATGGTATGAAATAAGAGGATATCAATGCGGAGTTCCCGATGATGGCCCGCTAGATAAAAGCCAGCCAAGCTGGAAGCGAATTTGTAAAGCGCTTCTGCGAAATGATTATTGGTGTAAGGGTCTTTCGTTTTCTCAGCATCGGTCCGGCGCATACGAGAAATACATAAAACGGATCAAAAAAAGGAGAAGGGAATGGGGATTGTTGATGTAAATGACAGAAGCGCTCACCCGGTATCGCAGATTATTTGGGCGAAAACTGAAAAGATTCATGGAAATGATTATAATCCAAATGCGGTTGCTTCGCCGGAAATGAAGTTATTAGAGCTTTCGATTTTGAGCGATGGATTCACACAGCCTATTGTTGTCTGGCAAACCGAAGATGGTGAATATGAAGTTGTGGATGGATTTCATCGACATCTTGTCGGCATGAAAATTGGCATGACTTGTTTGCCCATAACTGTAATAAATGCTGACAGGCTTGATAGAGGGGATAGGATTAGTTCTACCATCCGGCATAATCGCGCACGTGGTAGGCACCAAGTTGGGGCAATGTCTGAAATCGTGCAAGAGCTTGTGCGCCGAAACTGGAGTGATAAAAAAATAGGGAAAGAGCTTGGCATGGAGCCGGATGAAGTGTTGAGGCTGAAACAGATTTCTGGCCTTGCTGACCTTTTTGGCGATGAAGCGTTTTCGGAAGCTTGGGAGGCAGAATGAATCGCCGCACCCTCACTGCCGTCTAAGCTGCAGAACGCCTTATATTCTAAATAGCAAATTTCTTGACGCCTTACACAGGATATGGTATTGAGCATTGAATAACAGGAGAGGCTTGCTTATGCCCGATCCTTCCAATGTCTCAAAAGTAGATGGCGTGGTCACTAAAAAAACAGGGTTTATCGAACTAGGCGATTCCGGCCTCAAATATTCCGCTGGCACAATTGAAGAAGAGTTCATCGCCAAGATCAAAGATTATGATAGGAGAATCAACACATATAAGGAAATGTCGCTCAATGATTCAACTATCGCCGCCGTGCTGTTTGCAATTCGAATGCTCATTAGATCGGTTAGCTGGCCGGTTGAAGCTGCATCGAAAGACAACGTAGATCAGGAAGCGGCTGAATTTCTGAAAAGCTGCCAAGACGATATGAGTCACACATGGACTAGCTTTATTGACGATGCTTTGACTATGTTGGAATATGGATACGAATGGTCGGAAATCGTGTATAAGATGCGCAAGGGCGGCAGCAAGGATTCGAAGTTTCGATCAAGATTCAACGATAACCGCATAGGCTGGCGTAAGTTTGCCGGCCGATCACAAGATTCACTCAGCGAATGGGATTTAGACGATAACGGCGGGGTCAAGGGATTTATTCAAGAGATAGAATCTACATTTACCACAGTGAATATTCCCATTGAAAAGTCTCTTTTATTTCGAACCACTGAACGTAAAAACAACCCGGAAGGGATTTCTATTCTGCGCTTTGCATTCAAGGACTGGTGGTATAAAAAGCGGGTTCAACTGGTGGAAGCTATCGGAACCGAACGAGAGTTTACCGGATATCCCAAAATCGGAGTACCGGCAGCTTATTTAGATAACTCTGCAACGGCTGAACAAAAAAACATTGTTACACAACTGCGAAATATGGGAAGAAACTTTAGGGCAGATGAGCAAGGATACGTGCTGTATCCAAACGATAGAGACGCAAATGGAAATGAAATTGTAACGTTCGATTCTTTCAAATCTCCCGGCACGCGCAAGATCGATACAGGGGCAATAATTACTCGTTATGATCAAAGAATGGCTATGTCAGTATTAGCAGACTTTGTTTTGCTAGGACACAATAAAGTTGGTTCATTTGCTCTTTCATCTTCCAAGACTAGACTATTTTCTACCGCTATCGGTTCGTGGCTTGATAGTATCGGCGACGTACTGAATCGGTTTGCCGTGCCTCGTTTATTTGCAATCAATAATTTCAACGTAAAAGAATTGCCTAAGTTTGCTCACAGTGACATCGAAACACCGGACCTTGATATATTAGCTTCATTCGTGAGTAATCTGGTTAGAGTGGGAGCTATCACGGTGCCCGATGAATCATTAGAAGAGCATTTGCGTGAAGCCGCCGACCTGCCGGTGAACGTTGCTAAGCAGTGGCCGAAAGAATTGATCAAGGTTTTAGAAAATACGAAACAAGCGATTGTCGGTATAATCGAAGAAGATCGAGACATAGATTTAGATGATGAACTTGAAGAAGGAGACTAGTTATGGCTAAAAGGCCAAGCGGCAGTGGCCGTCCAAGAGGCGGACGTGGTGGTGGCAGTGGTGTATCAGGTGGACGTAGAGGCGGTAAAAACACAGGTGGCTGTTCCGGCAGTGGGCCAGGTGGCGGCAAGGGCGGTGGCAGGGGTGGTGGTAGCGGCCGAAAGAGCTAGTGAGTTATCGTACCGACAACCGAAAATATGTAAAACTGCTAAAACTATTAGCGGCATACGACACCCTTTTTTATCGACTCGGATTAGCTAAATCATCGGCTAGCGAACAAGACGCCGAAGCACAACGATTGATGACTCAATTTGAGCCTGAATATGCTGAAGTGTTTGTCGATGCAACTGAAGAGCTAAGAAGCAATACCAGCACAGCGGCGATGGAACGAGGATTGAGGGAAGGCGACAATTCTGCTATTTTTAGCGCAATTCCACTGGCAGCCTACACCACACAATTGATCGGATTTACCCCGGTATCGGTTCAATCATTACAGCAAACCGGCGCATTGGCAGCGAGGGAAATCAGAAGCCAAACCAGACAAGCCTTTCTATTCGATATCTCGCAAGATAATGCACAGCGATATTTACAACAACACGGTGCGGCGCTAATACGCGACGTTTCAAACGAGACAAGGCAGGCCATACAAGGCGCGATACTGAGAGCAAATCAAGACGGATTGTCGTCAAGATCGGCAGCAAGGGAAATCAGGGGTTTAGTGGGGTTGACTGACAGAGACACGCAAGCGGTGCAAAGTCTGCGAGCGCGAATGGTTGCAGCCGGAAATACTCCAGCACAAATCGAGCGAACAACGAGAGCTAAAACTAATCAACTATTGCGACGGAGAGCCGGTAACATTGCTCGTACAGAATCAGCGACGGCGGTAGGGGATGGCAGGCAGCAAGCATGGCAGCAAGCGATAAATGAAGGAGTGGTGGACGCGACGAAAGCAACTAAATCGGCGATGGCGGCGATTGACAATAGAACGTCTTTGCTTTGTAGAAATATCGACGGCTCAACAGTGCCGATAAATCAACCGTTTGAGACCATAGAAGGACCGCAGGACACAACCCCTTTTCACGCTTCGTGTCGAACAAGTATTACAATGTCAGCCAAAGGAAAAGCCCTTCGTGGTCCTAACGATTTAGAACAAAATAAACGAGAATACAGGGAAGCGCAAAAACGATTGAGAGAGATAAAGCCGAAACGAAAACCGCCGAAACCGCCTGCGAAGAAAAAGCCGAGAACCAAACTACCGTCTGAAAAGCCGGTCAAGGTTCCAGTTAGCCAAATCAGAGCCGGGCAAAGCTCGGTAACGGCAAATATTGAACGGCCGCAATGGGTGTCGGGATTTCAACGCGAACTAGCCAATAACCCCAACGCTCTAAATAATGCGGCTGAATGGAAAAAGTTTACAACGAACTACTTCAATTCTCTGCCAGCCGATCAACGAATGAACATGACCGGCAATCAAATTTATAACTCATTGTCAGACTTTCACAAAAACTGGAAAAGTGGGTCTAGCAGGGGAGCGGGGGCTTTATTCAAAAATTGGGGCGAACGTATGACCGGCAATGGAGCGGTGTTTCATCGGCAATACATAGATGCTGATAGGGTGCTAAGGGAAAGGCTTATATCGCAAACCAGCAATTCATATCTAAATCGAATCAAAAAACAATTTGGCCTTACAACGGCTCAAACCGAAGGAATGAGAAACGCACTGCCGAACTGGACGTATTGGACCAATCAAAGCGCGATGAGGCAAGCTAGCATTCCGAGCGGGATTAGACTGTACAGAGGGTTGTCATATCGATACACGCAAGGATTGCGGACCGCTTATAGCCAAGCTGGAAGGTCGATAAAAAAGCTATCGGGCATAATTAGGCTGGAACAAAACCCGGCTCAATCATGGACGGCAAGTCAAACTATTGCTAGGCGGTTTTCCAGAGGTGCCACTAGTAGAGACTTAGCAACGCGGGGTCAATTTGGTGCGCTGGTATCGCAAGATGTTAGACGGTCCGAGGTTGTGTTATGGGATGGACTGTCTCCATTATACGGCAGCACTCATACAGGCCAGCAAGAATATGTTACACTGTCTAGTAGATTAGGAAAGGTGAAGGTGCTTGAGCAATAGAAAAGATCTGGCATTATTAGCAGCCCGTCAAGAGGGAACGTTGCTTCCGGCTGAATGGGATATGGCTGATAAGGTTATAAGATCGGCGAAACAAAATGAAATAATACTCCCGTCTCCGCCTGATGATTGGCTAGCGGTTTTAGGAGAAACTGAGGAAAAGAATGATTGACAGGTTTATCGGAAATTATAGTTTTTTGAGCAATTTCTTTTTATGTCGGATAATGTTTGAAGGCGAGAAATACCCCAGCGTTGAAAACGCATTTCAGGCCGCGAAAACATTGAACAGACATAGCCGAAAACAGTTTCAAAGTTTGGGATGCACACCGGCAATGGCAAAAAAATTAGGACGAAAATTAGCGCTAAGGCCGGACTGGAAAACAATTCGTGATTATATAATGTATGAAATAATTTTAGATAAGTTTCTTAGAAATAATGATCTATGCATTTCTTTGATGAATACTGGGAAAAAGCAGCTAATCGAAGGCAACACATGGGGAGATAAATACTGGGGTGTAGTTGATGGAATCGGCGAAAATAAACTAGGAAAAATATTGATGCATCTAAGAGCCACTATGCAGGAAATATCAGACGTGGCATGAAAGGATAAAGCAATGCCAGTTATAGAATGCACAATGGCAGATGGTTCTGAAGGTTATAAAATCGGCAACGGTCCGTGTATATACGACACCAAAGCGAAAGCGACGGCAGCCTTCGTAGCGTTTTTGGCGCAGAATGATGACGATGAATCATTAGAGAAAGCGGAATGGACCACGGCATGGATAAACGATTTACCTGATGCTGCATTTGCCTACATTCAAAGCGACGGCGAAAAGGACGAAAACGGACTAACTAAACCTAGATCACTGCGACATTTGCCACACCATAATGCCAGCGTCGAAAATCCAAATGATGATAAATCTGTAGACATGGCGCACCTAAACAATGCCCTGGCTAGAGTTATGCAAACCACTTCATTGACCGATGCCGAAAGAGATAAAGCGCAGGCGCATTTGCAGGGGCACAAGAAACGGATAGCGGCCGTCGAATTGGCAAAGATAGACTTAGCTGAAGGTGAATCCATAAACGACTTAGATAATAAAATGAGAGACGCTATTAGAGTCGTGGCAAAAGCTGGATTACTAGGCGAGTTTGCCGATGAACGGCCTTTCGACGTTGGGGTTAGGGCGATATATAATGATCATATTATTGCGTATAATTGGCAGGAGGGTGATACAAGAAAACGGCGAATCAATTGGACTCGTGGCACTGATAATACGATTGTGCTAGATCCATCCTCAATTGAAGAGGTTGAAGAAATTACAACCTATGAACCCATCGATGCCATGTTCGAAAAAGAAATGATATCGGGCAAGGACGATAATGAGATATGGAAAGTAACAGACAGCGAAGGTAGCGAAGGATTCTATTTACTCAAAAACAAAACTGACATTTCTATTCTAAGAAGCATTTATAGTCGGGCGGGGCGGCAAGACGAGGCCGATCAACAGCCGAACTTTGAGAAAGCGAATGCTACCCCGCCCGCTAATTTCGAAAAGATGGACAAGGCGAAACTGTTCAAGGCGGACAAAAAGCGAGGGATATTCCAGGCCGTGGTTCTGTCACCATACACAATTGACGTTGACGAAGATTGGACCAGTCCGATGGAAATTGAGAAAGCTATCCATGTATATATGGAGAAATCGCAGACTATCGGCAAGAGACATGTAGAAAAAGCAGAAGCAGTATTGATCGAATGTAGCCAATTTCCATACCCAACTATTGACGATGAAAACGCAGCCAAATCCGATCCGCAGAAACCGCATAAAATATTCAAGCTGAAACGAGGCAAGCAAGCAATCCATAGCGGCGATTGGATCATGACTGTGCAAGCTAAATCCGAAGCGCTCAAAAAAGAAATGGCGTCCGGTGATATAGCGGCATTCTCAATCGGCGGATCTGGCATAAGGAAAAAAATTGATAGCTTCAATCCGATGGCGATTGTTACTGAGGTGATTGAGATTGGAGAATAGCAATTGATTGACACAATACCTCCCGACCTTTTGATACCCCTAACAATGCTCTGGCGACTATTCGCGTCTTGGATTACATTTCTGCTTGGCACAGAGTAACGCCTAATCTACCCCTAAACAGTGCTAGAATCGTTTCTAACGGCCGATATCCATAAACTGATAAGCTGATACATCTAGGAACAGTCGTTTATTACAAGGGATTCTAAGGCGACTTGCAGGCATGGTCGGGTAACTCATTGACATCACATGGGAATAAAAAGAATAAAATAAATGAAAATAAAGCTTGACATTATAAATCCAGTAAACTATATTGAGACCATGAAAAACGGACAAAGCAAACAAGCGAAAGGGGAAAGGAAATGAAATCACCAATGAAAGATAAATTATGGCTATATGCCGCTGATCGCTGGTCTGTATGGTGTCCAAGATGCGCGCCGATGGCGGTGCTAGAAGGTGCAAGGGAAAACAGGAGACAAGAAAGGGATGGTGAATATGTCGATCATGAAAGAACGCCGTCTCTTGTAGAATACGATGAAATGATACGTCGGCATGGTGGGAAAAATGATACGAACCGGGTATTAGCCGATTGGCACATACTACAATGTTGTAACTGCAAAGCCGTTATCAATAATAGACACGCGCCAGATAAAGACATGAAAGACCATTCTTGGCTGTGGATAATTCGCGGCTATGATGATACCCAGGAAAGCCTAAAAGACCTTAGTGAATATGGCTGCTATTATAGCGACAAAGCAAAAGAAATAATTACCTCAATAGAAAACCTAGAAGTAAACACAAACGGCCCTAGTTTTATTGTCAAAAGACGTGCAAAATAATATGAGGCTGATTGACCGAAGGGGGATAAGATGACTAACAAACGGCGCAAGGAAATTGAGAAAAGAATCAGCATGTGGAAAAAAGAGGCAGAACGGGGCGACTATGGAGACCCCGGCTTTTTCTATAAAGTCAGTGCCAGGGAGGCTGTAAATATAATTGAAGAGCTATTGGCGGCTTTGAAGAAATAATTTGTTTTTATACCGAGCGAGAGATCAGAGGAGTACAGTCATGATGCCCAAGGATAAAGAGTTGCTGGGCAAGGCCATCGAGTTGTTGAGAAAAGCAAAGGAAAGTGGTGGCCATGTCGAGATAGAAACATTCAAAAATCTATTTACAAAACAAGCAGCCGGGCCGGACCTGCCGGCAACTCTTTCCAGATGCCTTTGCGGGTCGTCTCCTTACCTGATGGCAATGGATCGGGCGGATGATACAGAACTTGGCTATTGGATTCTCTATTGCGTAAATTGCGGCCGGGCTAGGGTGGAAGCATTCGACTTGAGCTATACCCCTTATTCAAGAATGGGGCAAGGCTTGGGCATGATGCTCAGCAAATTATTACAGCGATGGATTCAAGATGAGGTTCATCAAGAATATGAAGATCAAAGGGCCTTGTCTAATGCCTACAAAAACGGCTGGCACCAAGCGATACAACGGCTATCAGATTTATTACTAAATAACTTCGATTCAGAGCAATTCAATCAAAAGATCGTCTGGGCAATTTCAGAATTGTTAGGCCAGAAGGGCGAGTGATGAGTTGCTCTGCACCGATTTCTGTTGTGTTTGAAGAAATGACATTGCTAATATAAAATCAGTACAGTCTAGTTTATCGCTCTTTGATTCTTGCTAGTAAGGAGTCTATTGTGTGACCCCTAAAACAGGGCTGCCGTGCGCGGCCCTTTCGTTTTTAAATCTATCTATATAAACCACTATATATCTATATCTATATTTTTGCTTGACAACATATTCTATTCTGTGCCATAAATAACAGGCTTTCTCAAATCAGGCTCCTAACCTGGAGCTAGTTACGCCTAATATTCTATCGAATATCAATACAGACGAAGTCACTCTTTGCAAGCGTGGTAAAAACCGCCAGAGAGTCCTCGTATACAAATCCGATAACCC